ATACTCGCGAAAGTATTGATCTTTTACGTTCCACATCTTTGTGTACTTCATCCATTTAGAAAAGAAATCGCGAGCTTTTTGGCTTCCGCCTTCTAAATAAATTTCTGCATTAGCAAATTCAGACATAATATCAACTGCATTTCTAAAAATCGCTACATTAGCATAAGCTTTTTGGCACAATTCAATAGCATCGCGGATATTATATCCATTAATCGACATTTCGAAAGGCAACAATCCTTCGCGAATATTCGCATACTTATAAATCTTTGGTCCTACATAAGCTAAATTTCTACGCAATGAAGTATTGCCATCTCCAGAATTAGAAGAACTATTTCTCTCGTAACTAGCAGTACTTTCATAAAAAGAATCGCCAACAAAAGACGGTGTTGATTCGGTATTGTTATTAATTAAATCTTCTAGATTAGAATTATCATTTTCTTTAGCACCTTTAGAAAATCTATTCCAGTAAGACGACTTTTTATTATAAGAGCGACTCATATTCTTTATTTTACACTTATAACTTTAAAAGTGACTTTGAAAGTTACTTTTAAGCTATAAACATTGGAGTAAACGTTTCTGTATTATCTTCTACAGTAACACTTCTCATATCAATTATAATCTTTGTTAGCCAATTTCCTAATACTAATGCAGAATAACTATCTTTTCTTGGTTTGTCTGGCCCAGATTTGCGTTTTAAATTTGCCGGAAGATCAAAATTCTGCATGCCTTGAGCAGAAGTTGTGATTTGAATGAGAGCGCATTCTGTTTTTGTTAACAGTATCATGTCCGACAAATGCTCAATAAAGTCAATCATTCTTGCGCCAACATCTGCTTTATCTAAATCAGAAACATTAGAGAACTTAAGGTTTTCTATACCTATCCTTTTATTTATTTGAGACTTATAATGATCATCCATAGCTCGACTGGCGAAGTACATACGACGATGATCGAAATTAGCTTGCAATAATTCATTAGCTTGACGTATCCAAGCTGATGTAGGCTTTCTCAAGAATACGGTTTTATAATCTGATTTATTATATTCCATTTTTGCAGAGTAAAGATTCGTTTGATATTCTTCTGGTCTTTCAAACTCTGTGATAATAGACTTTAATTCAATCTTCTCGTCTTTGAATAGCTCGCTTTCATTGCATGAATTCATGAATTGAACGCCACCGTTATAGTCCATGCATATCGCAGTAACATTAAAGTTTTTTAGAACGTATAAAAAATATTTAATATGATCTTTCAATGATGCGCCAGCCAAAGCATAAGAATGCACCAAAGTACCCATTTGTTTTTCATAATTGACTTTTATTATTTGTATTGCAAAATCGTCAGACGCTTCTGTTTCTGACCAAGATGGATCGACAGCAACAATATACTCATCTTCTGGATTACCAACGACTTCTACAGATGGATTTTCTCCATCAGGCACTGTACACAATGCCATTTTAGATATTTTGAAATATCCAGAACTATCATCTGTAAATTGAGCGCCAAACTCTCGTTGAAACTGCGACTCACTCATTGTGGCTTTTGCTTGATTGATTAGATTCTGATCGTACAACTGAACTGGAGCGCAATCATACGAGAACTGCATAACACATCTCTTAGATGAATCTGTCGGCTTGGGATTATGTATTAAATTATCGTACTGCTCAAATAATTTATATAAATATTCGAACTTAAAAGATGCAGAAGACAATGCAATCAATTTATTATTAGGCCACACATATCTTTCCTCCTCTTTCATCTCACCGCGCTCAATCAATTGAGTTTCTAGATTATATAATTCTTCGCGTTGAGTAGGATTCTGAACTACGGACAAGAACGGCACTATAACTTCATTATAAATACGTTCAGGCATCAATAGAAACTCGTCAATAATAATACGATGAAAGCGAAAACCACGAAGCTTTTCACCATCGCCCAAAGGTAATGCGCGAATGCGACTTTTTCCTATCTCCATTAACCATTCGTCATTGTTTTTCGAAACGTGAGTGATACATTGCTTCAATAAATAAGCTTCAGGCTTTGCCGCAATATCTTCTATCTTTTTAAATATCATTTTCGACTGACGAAACGAACGAGACATAATACCAATCTCAATTCCTTGATTTAGTATAGCGTCTAATATAGCGAAAATACCAGTAGTATAACTTTTACTCATACCACGCGACCAAACTCCTAAAAAATAATCACTTTCCAACATAGACTTTACTGCCATATGTTGAAACGGAAATAATTTTACTCCTGTAATTAAATCAGTAGTAAAAGTAATATTGTTTCTTAAGAATTGATAGAATAAAAGCTTTGCCTCACGCTCTTCAAGGAAGCCTTCTTTTTCAGAAAGCTCCTCGTTTGAAATGTAAGGGTTTTTTCTTATTCTTTGATTACCTGTTTCCCAACTCATGATTTAAAAAGTATTGTAAATCTACCTGCCATAGATCTTTGCCAAAATATAGTAATTTTGGTATAAGTTCTATTGATTTTTTTCTGCTCCCTGTGAAAACGAATTGCAAATGTCTTGGATACTTATGAGTCAATTCGCGCATGTTGTGAAAAACATATTCTAAATTTGTTTTTCTTTTAAATTTTTTATGGTTATTGATTATATCATCGATTGTTGTTTCTATGACTACGAATAGATATCCCTCAAGCTCAACTGTGCGTTGTATTTCTCTTTCAAAACGCTCGACCCCAGAAGCCAACGTTCCTAAGAAATCATTTTCGCTTTTTCTATCTACGAAAGTATAACTATATGTTTGATTATTCATTAAATAATCTCCAATAAATAGTTTTTCAACTTTTGTGTTAGTGAATTCAAGAGGATCTTGTTCGCGAGTATCCACTAAAATAGTTTCATTCTTCAAATTAACATCGTTAAATGTTTTCGGCAAAGGCTTATTAAAAATAGGCTCTTTATCTAATAATTTACATACCGAATTATAAGAACCAAAATGTTTTTTATATAAATTAATTGTTGGCAAATTCAAAGATCTCAATTCATTATAAAAAGGAGCATAAAAGTAATTTTTTACCTTTAATCTTTTTTTCAGTATTTCTACATATTTTTCTTTAACAGTTTCTTGATTTTCATTTTTTTCCCATAGCAAAAATTCATTAAAGTCTAAGAATTCTGTGTTAAAATACTTGATTTTATTGACAAAGGGAATTGGCTTTTTGTAATAAAGAGAAATCCTTGGATAGTATTTACAATAATACTCTGCCTGATACATTCCATGCTTTTTTAAATGAGCGTGAAAACATTTATCATTAACAAAAGACTCATTACATATCTTACATTGTGTCATATAGCGTCTTCTTTAGTGATTCCTAGTATTCTCGCCTTCCATGCAGACATTGTTTCAAGCCTATCAGCTTCTTCTTTCACAACTTTCTTTTGCATATCTGCTATCTGAATCATCATCTTTCTTTCGTTTTCATCTTGAAATAATTCCACAAGACTAAGAATAGATGCGTTCTTTTGTTGATGCGATTCTATGCGCTTTGCGCGTTCACCATTCAGCTTTTGCAACGACTTATCGATACGCTGGGCGCATTGATTATATTCTTCGCTAATAGTCTTTAATACTTCAGTAAGACGCATTGTAAAATCTTTTTGTTCTTGAGTGTCATTGAACATTTCATTTACTTTGTTCTTTTTCATATCAATTTGTTTAAGATTTATATAATCCATGCAAACATTGATATATAAATTGATTTCATCAATCGTAAGATCTGGCTTGTCCCAAACGGAACGAACAAATTCAGCCTCAAAAAGATCTTTATCATTTCCACTGCGATAAGAATCATAATTTTGAACAAAACGAGGACTGCCAAGATAGTTCAATAGCTTTTCTAAATACTTTCTGTGCTGTAAAGTTAGCTTTTCTTCTGAGAGATCTTGACCCGCCCATTTATTTACTTTTTTAATAACAGTACCCAAGCTTCTTGGCACAACGTATTTTTCATTTACTGCTGATTCGCTGTCTACTAGATATTCTGGATACTTTTCTTTGATATATTTATGAACCGCTCTGTATTGAGGAGTAATAAATACGTTAAGATTAGAAACTCCTGCCAACTCTTTTGAGAACAATAGTTCTGTAATCTGTTTTGGCGTAATGCCTGTCTTGATATTCTGATCAATAAATTCTACATGAGAGGTTGTTAATGATTCTGAGTCTGGCTTTGGTTTAGCTTTCTCTTTCTTGCTAATAGACCCAGAAGAGATCATATAATCTCTTATGAGTTTAGCTTCTTTGGATCG